TGATCTTTCAACGGCTTTGTGTTTGCCGTGACGAGATTATCGCTAATTGCAAGCAGGTCCCCCCAATCAGCCAGGAGCAATTCTGTGCTTCGTATCAGGGGCGCCGGCGGACAATCTACGAGAACGCGAGGCTATCGCTCATTACCAGACCCCTTAGTAGGAAAGATGCAACCATTAAGGCGTTCGTCAAGGTTGAGCGAATGGCAGAAGGCAAGGATCCGCGTGTGATACAACCACGCAGTCCGCGATTCAATATTTCAGTTGGAGTGTGGCTCAAGCCGCAAGAGAAACCAGTTTTCCGAGCGATTGACAAGACGTGGGGTAGTACCACGGTCTTTAAGGGATACAACGCTCTCGAGAATGGAACCAAGCTGCATCAAAAATTTGATCGAGTGAAGTACAAGTACGGTAGTTGTGTCATGATGGGTGTGGATGCACACCGATTTGACCAACACGTATCTCTTGAAGCACTTGAGATTGAACATGACGTGTATGTTGCTGTGGCTAAGTATGGCAAACGTGAACTACGCGAATTGTTGAACCAACAGTTGTGGAATAGGGGGGTGGGCAAATGTAAGGATGGCTCACTCAAGTACATCACTCGTGGATGTCGGATGTCTGGTGACATGAACACAAGTTTGGGTAATTGCTTGTTGATGTGCATGTTATTCAGATTGTTTTATCAGGAGCTCGACATCGAAGGCGAACTAGCGAACAACGGTGACGACTGTGTGTTGTTCGTTAGTGAGTCCTCGGTGAAGAAGGTTACCGACAATCTTAGTAGCTGGTTCCTGGACTTTGGATTCGAAATGGTCATGGAAGCACCCGTGACCATTTTCGAACGCATGGAATTCTGTCAGACACATGTTGTGTTTGATGGAGTGAATTGGATTTCGATGCGTAATTTTCCAACGTTTATTGACAAAGATTGTAACACCGTTTTGCCGTTGCACCAGGGTGACTATTTATATGGTTACGCTGGGGCAATTTCTGATTGCGGTATGGCGTTGGCAGGTGGTCTGCCAATAGCGCAATCGTTTTACCAGGCCTTGAATGTCATTAGTAAGGGGTTGAGAGTGAAACTAGTGAATTCAGTTGGCTGGGAATGCGGCTTTGTCAATTTGTCGAGAGGTATGTCTAGGCGCGTGAGTGATGTGCCAGACTCTGCACGTGTGTCTTTTTATAAAGCGTTCGGAATTCTCCCTGATCACCAAATCGAGATTGAGCGACTGATAGGTGAATGGGGTGCGGCTTTTGAGCGTGATGGTGGTGACTGCCACCTTAGGTTGTGGTAAACACCCGGG